GCCCCCTGTTTGCATAGACGCTTGTTGATTAACCGGTAGGTTGATCAAGTCGCGTTTGAGCAACAGGGGCTCTGAGGTTTTTAAAGACCTCAGAGGGCACCTCTACCCTTTAGGTATAGAGGTCGAAGATCGCTTCCCAGCGGTCTTCTAGGTGGAAATCACCTGCCGTGAAGTTCCTCCAAGAGGAGGTTACCCTTCGACGGACTTTGAACCTATTAGTATCACTTCTGATACTAACACGTCCGTTCCTAATGTAACCTCCAACCAGTGAAATGACAAGACCATCGGGATTAAAGGAGATTTCTCTCCCCCTAGGGTAGTGTCTTTTCATAACGGAGTCACTAGGGACCCTGAAGGAAGACGCTAAATTCACATAAGCGTAATAAATTACGCCCTGTGTATTAGAATCAACCTTTAGGGAATCAGGAGGATTTGGAACCTTGAAACCCTCAGTATCACCATCCTGGAAAGGAATAGGCAATAAAATCACCTGTTTCTTTAGCAGAGCAATGGTACGGGGCAACAAAATCCCAGTCCGCGCTGACCACCTAATGAGTCTATTAAGGATGGAGTAGACGTCGGCACGTGAGGAAAGCGACTTTAGGTAAACGCCACGAACATCATGGCCCAACCAATAGTCACCTCCGCACGATTCTCGAAAAGGCCCATAGTTAAATGACTTGTGGTCATTAATCGTGAACCCAAACAACTTAAGCGCTTTAACGACAAAGGCATAAGAGTCCTTCCGGACGATTATGTCATCGCCAAATACGCCAAAGTTGAGAGGCCCACTATTCCGTATTTCGGGAGAAATCCCTAATACACGGTAACAAGCCTTCACGATAGTCGCGAATAGTAAAGTTTGTAAAGGGAACGTAAAACCATTCCCCATAGACGATACCATATATAGCTCGCCAATACGACCATCTGGGAAGATGACGTAAGGTGATCTTGAGAGTTTCAACCACTCTAAAAAATATTGTGGAAGAATTTGCTCAAGCATCTCGAGCGATATGCTGTCTGACGCGCAAGAAAGATCAATGGTGGCAAAACTACCATCAATAGATCCTTTACGCGCCAATCTTCGATTGAGCTCAGGCTGAACAGACAAATCAATTCTGAAATGTCTATAGAGCAAGCGTTCAAGAAAAGATCCGATACCTTTTTGAATAAACATATTCAACACAGGCTCGGTACAGACAGTACGCGATTTTTCCTTCGTCTTAGGAACAAAAGAGAGACGGTTTCCCCTAACCAGTGAGTGCCCAAACTTTGATTCCCGAGCCTTTTCGGCCTGGTACCATGTTGGGTTACTCATTATGGAATACAGGTAAAACCTGTAAAGCCGTTCAGAAGTGCTAGATAGGGTTGAATCAAACAACTTTGTATAAAAGTTATGAGATAAAACCTCAATACTAGCACCGGGCCCAACGTTGCCATGATCGAATACATCCGACCATGACATTGTTAAGTCCGGACCACGGAAGAAGAAGTCATCGAGAAGTTTCTTAACCTCACCGATGACTTGCAGCTCCTGATCGCTTTCAGCGCAAAATGCAAAATCCTTACAGCCAAGATTACTTCTTTCGAAGTCTTCAAGGCATAAAGAATCCGCATTCTTCTCTTTCTTACCCTGGAATTTCTTCCAGAACGAGTTAGAGAGCTGAAAACGATTTACGGTTTCGATAGACATGTCAGATGTTAACATGATATCGACTTCTCCGAGATCGGCTTGGAGCTCTTGAGAGAGTGCAGAATAAATATTCATGTATTCTCCTTCTGAGATACGCAACAAAACGCGATGCTACGTATACCGATGATGCTACAACGGAAGGTTTTCAGTATCCCACGTGACTGAAACATCACGAAGGTGTCTGATAACCTTTCTTACCCTGAAATACTGAGTAGGAAATAACTCATTCAACAGTTCCTGATGGGCGAAAGAACCCAAACAAAGACTGTTAAAATGAGTCTCTTTCTCAAGTAACCTTTCCAGGTAAGATGAGAGAACAAGTCTAGTCACAAAACCTTGTAGATTAGTCATGCTTTTCTCCTGTTGCTTGCACTTTAGAAAACGGATGTTTTCTAAATGATTCCGGACACAAGGGAATCTCCGAGACCAGCAGATTGCTGGTTAAGGACCCCTATGAGCAGCGAAAGAGCCGCTCTTATGTTCGGAGCATCGGCAGTGTCGGATCCAGCTGGAACGTCAATTTCTAACTTGGCGACCAGCACGGCCGGCTGCTGACCCGCGAG